GACTTTTGTGTGCCCAGTCCATCGTGACCAGATATCCCACACTCTTGGGCAGAGATGCCAGACCTGCAATGCAATGATGTACCGGGCTTATTATGCTCAGGTCTCATTCACCGCGGCCATGGAGGCCAAGCCACTCACATACTTTATCGAGGGGGAAGTCATCCATCGCACCAAGTTCACCCCGACCATTGGGTATGGTATTCCTCCGGCGCTCACTCTATTCAAGAAAATCAACACCCTCATTCAGGAGGATGATTACCTGATGAGGATGTTCTCAGAGAAGAAACCGCCAAAGGGCGCACTCTTCATCAAGACCCAGAACAAGGAATCGGTTTATGCCTCGTGGAAAACCATGGTGGAGAAGGCAACTTCCAATCCTCAGATGATTTTCCCAATGACAATTCCTGCTGGGGATGACAGCAAGGGCAAGTTTGCAGAATACATCGATTTCATGCGCAGCCTCAACGAGCTTGAATTCACCCAGCACAGGGACGAGTTCAGAAAGGCAATCGGTTCATTCTTCGGAGTTGCCCCGCTCTTCCTTGGGGATACTTCAGCTTCTGGTGGACTCAATAACGAGAGACTGCAAATCGTCGTAACAAACCGTTCTATCGAACAGTCCCAGGAGGGGCACAACTGGATACTGAAGCAGTTCGTTAACGAGCTTGGGATTGATTCCTGGACTATCGCACTTGTCCCATCAGAAGACAGGGATGAGATGAACGACCTCATGATTGAGCAACAGAAGCTTCAGAATGCCCAGCTGTTCAAGTCCCTTGGATATCGTCCTATACTGCAGCCGAATGGAGATTTTGCATTTGAATATGACGAATCTCTTGAAGCGGAGCAGGAGCTTGAGGGTATCGGATTCGAGGAAACGTCACCCCTCGACTTATCCATCAACCAACCCCAAAAGCTTGACGGAGACCCTGATACCCTCAAGTCTCTTAAGAAGAGGAAAGTTGCCAAGAAGAAAAGGTGATGTCAATAGTCTCGGAGAAGGAAATTGCTGATGACCTGTCTGCCCAAATAGACTCCATGATTCCCAAGAGGATGAGTCGCAAGAAGCTTCTTGAGCTTTCAAGTCGAATTTCTGCACTTTCTTCCCAGCGCCTGAAATCCAAACTCCGAAAGCAGCTCAAGCAAGTTTACAATCGTCAAATCGAGATTGTTTCCAATGATTTGGGGGTGGACATTGGCTTTGGCAAGGTGGATGAGAACTTGATTGAGACTGTGATGAGAAATCGCAAGCTTGATACTGCGCTCAAGAGAATCAATTCCCTTGCTTCAAAAAAGGCACAGGAGATAGTCGAGCAGGGGCTTATGAGGGGGAAATCTTTGAATGAGATATCAAGCAAGCTCAAGGAGGTTGTCAAGGTCACGGATTCCCGGGCAGAGAGGATTGCCAGAACAGAATCCCAGAGGGTGCAGACCCTGGCTCGTGAAACCAGCTATAGCAAAATTATCGACCCTGACGATGCTGCCTTCAAATGGATTGGGCCGAATGATAACCGCACCACTCAGATTTGCAAGAACATCCGAAGGCGTACACGTGGAGGAGTTTCGATGAAACGCCTCAAGCAGATAGTCAAACAGGAGGCTGACCCCGAGTTTTATTCACCAGGCTCTCCATTTTCTCCGCATTTTAATTGCAGGCATATCTTCATCCGCAAAAGATAATAGCATTAAAAAGGCCAAGTCTGTTATGGAAACATGGCGCAGCTTGAGCTTACTCTGACAAGGCAAGGAAAAGCACAACTCTCAGAGAAAGCACTTGATGCCGTTGCCGATTCCTTATTCTCTAGGTCGCAAGAAAATCTGGTCGATTTTGACAAGGTGGATACTGGTTTCCTTATCAGGTCAGGTAACGTCGAACGGTCTCCTGGTAAAAGAACCATCGTTTACGCTGCGCCATACGCTAGTGATGTCGAGTTTGGGACGATGCCGCATACAGCTCCATTTGGGCCTATACTCGCATGGGTCCGAAGGAAGCTTGGCATCCGCAACAAGAATCAGGCATTTGCCATAGCAACCTCGGTTGTTCAGAAGATAGAGCGCGAGGGAACAGCCCCTTCCCAGTTCATGAGGAAGGCAATCGACCTCGTGCGCAACAGGCCGGACCAGGAGATTGGGCCTTTCATGAGGAATGCCGGCCCGACAAGCTGGAAGCAGCTTAAATTGAGGAGATGATCCAGATGGAAGAAGAAAAAGAAGTCAAGAAGTACAAGAATCTCGACGTGATAAATAACGACAGGCGATTCTTCGAGGCATGGGCCACTGCGAATATCCGTGACCTTGAGGGAGAGGTTGTGGATATTGATTTCGTCGGAAAGTACCTGCCGGATTTCCTGAGCAGAAACCCGCCCATTAATCTTGAGCATACGAACAAGACAGTCGGGCGCGTCCTCAGTGCGACGGTTAAGAAGAGACCCGATGGGACTGACGGAGTTTATATCAGCGGGGAAATCTTCAAGGACACAAAGACAGAAGACGACACCTGGATGGCGCTCAAGAACGAGACCATCAAGGGCATGAGCATTGGTGGTGAAGCAGAGCGAGATGAGAAAGGAGTTCTCAGAAAGGCAAAGATTTGGGAGATTTCCCTTGTCAAGGAGCCAGCTCTACCTGCAGCTACAATTGTTTCTGTCAATAACTTTGCCAAATCAGATGAGATGAAAAAAGTCATTGATACTGTTGATGCTTGCAAACAGAACAACCCTTGGGCTATTTGTGCTGCTCAGCTTGGGACTTCCGAGGGTGAGAAGTTTGAAAGATGCGTTCTTCAGCTCAAGGAAAAGCTTGGGATTGAGAAGAGCGAGGATAATAGCATTAAAAAGAATGAGAAAAATGAAGAAGTAGAAGGTGATAAGATGGAAGAAACCAAAAAAGAGAAACTCGAAGGAGAGGAAGCGGCCTTGAATCCAAAGGTTGAGAATCCTGCAAAGCCTCCAGATGCGCCACCTGTTGATGTTGACACAAAGAAAACCACTGAGGAGAGAGTCCCAGTGGAGGATGTTGACAAAGAGGGTGAGATGAGCGACATGAAGGAGTCCATGGCAAGGATTGAGTCCATGCTTGGGAAGCTGATTGAAATGCTCGCACCAGTTCCGCCAGAACCAGAGCCTGAAGTAGAGGCTGAGGTCGTGGAGCAGGCAAAAGCAGTCAAGAAATCCGCCCCAGTAGTCAAAGCAAGGACACCAAAGGTAGTCAATTCTGATCTTGACACAGGAAACATTGAGGGCAAAAAAGAAGTTAAGAAGTCCGCGCCCAACTGGAACGACATGGAGTCGGTCAAAGCGTACTTCTCAAACTGAGGTGAAAACACATGAGTAGAGAATTTAAAACAATCGATGAGATGCTGAATCATTTCTACGTGGGAAGCCAGCTCGTTGGCCCAGGTGAGGAAGAGCTTAAGAAAGCCCTCACCACAGCAACAACTGGTATCTTCACTACGACATTCGGTCCACAGGCATTTGTGCAGCTGAACCAGGAAACCAATGTGTTTGGTATTCTGCCAAAGTTCACAAGCGTCCAGAAAGGTTACAGGGCAACAACTGCTCGTCCAGCTGCACTTCAGGGAGGTACAGCAGAAGGTGGTGCACTTGCAGCAGCTTCCGACGACACAAGGACAACCGTAACTGTTGCTGACAAGACACAGCAGATCACTTACCAGTTCTCAGAGATTCTTTCAATGAGAGAAGGCAAGGATGACCAGCAGTCAATTGATGACATCAGGAGACTTTACCAGTCTTACCATGTTGAAGGTGTTGAAGCATCACTTAACACAGATGGTGACACACTCGCAGCGAACAACTTCGAGTCAATTGACCGTGTAACTGCAAATGCAGCTTACGCAGCAGCAGTCGGATGGACTGCGGGTGACGAAGATATCTACGGTATCGACAGATCCGCAAATGCATGGGCAGACGCTGTGGTTGGCCACAACTCTGGTACTGACAGGAACTTGACACTCAGCTTGATGAGGGGAGTTCTTTATGACACCAGGGAAGCAGGTGGACACACCAACAGCATCATAACCGGATGGGATACCTACGAGAAACTCGTTGACCTCTTGCAGACACAGCAGAGATTCGTCGAGAAAATCGTAAACGTCGGTGTTCACGGAGTTTCACCAAGCAGACCAGGAGAAGCACAGACATCTGTTCTGTCATTCGACGGTGTGCCAGTGTTCCCGAACGCCAGAACAGTCAAGGACACCATCAGCCGTGTTTACTTCCTCGATTCAACAAATCCAGAGGGAGCACCAACACCAAGGCTTGGTTTCAGACTGCTCAGACCTCCGACCAACATCGAGTCCAATGACTACATCAAGAATGCAGCCTTCGCAATCAAGGGTAACTTCAGCACCGTTGGTGAACTTTACTGCAGATTCCTTGCAGCACAGGGTTCACTCCG